GGCGACGGGCCCGGACAGCCGGTCGATCTCGGTCAGCCAGTTGGTGAAGCGAAGATAGCGCATGCCGCCGCCGTCGAAGCGGCCGGGGCGCAGCGAGACGGTGCCGCTGGTGATCAGGCCGTCATGGCCGCGGATCGCCCAGCCGGTCGAGGTGCCGAGGTCGAGCGCGAGGATGCAGCGGTTGCGGGGGGCGTCGAGCGGAAGCGATTCAAACCTTGCGCCGTCGCAATTCGGGATCAGAGTCGGCTGAGCCATGATGGGTCTCCTTTGCCGGGGGCCTGTGGTGGTGGAAGACGACGGCGGTCTGGTGCTTGGCGGTACGGGGCCGCCGTCGTCGGATCGGAAAGCACAAGCGAGCGTCACGGCGGCGCGCGTGGCTGGCCCGGACGTATGGGAGGAGTGGCCAACCCTGTGGGGTGGCCCTCCCATACGTAGTATGGGGGTTTGACACCTAACTGTTCCGAGGTGTCCAAGTGGCTGAAATCATTGTGGAATAAGACTTCATGAAGTCTTCGGGCATGAGTTAGGGACCTAACTCTTATTTTCCAGTAACTCATTGATTTTGTTGAGTTCACAGTTGGCGCTGTCATATGAGTCAGGCCTCACTCATATGAGTGAGGTCGTCCTCCAGCCCCTCCGGGTAGACCCAGACGGCGGGGTTTTCGACCTGCAGGCAGAGCCCGGATTGGGGGCATTTGAAGTGGCTGGGCAGGACCGGACGGGCGGTTGTGGTGACCTCGCCGGTGGCCGGATCGACATGGTCGACGGGTGCGCCGAACTGCATGCCCTCGACGCAGAGGTAGCCGAACCGCGACCGGGTGACGGGGAAGCCGAACCCCGAGGGGTCGCGCAGGAACTTCACGAAGCCCTTGGTCGCCAGCACGCTGAGCCGCTCGCGGATGGTGTGCTTGCTGCCCAGACCGCCCCGGTTCTCGAAGGTCTCGGCGAACTGCATGGCGGTGTAGAGGCGCTCGCTCACCGCCTCATCCAGCAGCATGCCGAGGATGACATCGTGCTTGCGCAGCCGTTCGGCATCGAGCTTGGCGCCGACTTCCTTACGCACCAGGCGCTCGTTCAGCGGGTTCAACTCGACCCACTCGCCCTTCACCTTGTCGATCAGCTTGCCCGGCAGCGCAGGGCCGTTTCGCAGTTCGATCTCCAGCCTGCGGATGGTGCTGTCCTCGTCAGGCCGGTGCATGAGCAGCCCCGAGGTGTAGAAGCCGCGCAGCGCGCTGGCGCCGGAGAGGGCGAGGAAGGGGTCGTCCTTGACCTGCTGCTTGGTGGCCTTGCGGGTGTGGTGGGCGAGGATGACGCCCGCGTCCGGATTGATCGCCTCGCGGAGAAGTTCCACCCGGTCCTTCAGGAAGAACATCATGGCGGTGTTGTCGTTCTCGCCACCCCCCTCGGGTCCGCCATCGAAGAGATTGCGGATCGGGTCGATCACGATGATGTCGGGCGGCGCGTCGGGGAATGCGGCCCGGATCGCCTCGGCCACGCGGGCGACGCCCTCCGCGTCGAGCAGCAGCTTCAGCTTCGGCGTGGCGATGAAGGTGTCGCGCGCGGCGGCGATCACGGCGGCGGGCAGCGAGATCTGCTGGATGCGCTCGCGCAGGTAGTGATACTGGATCTCGGCCTGCAGGTAGAACACGCGCAGCGGCCGGGGCGGCGTGAAGCCGAGGAACGGCACGCCAGCGGCCATGTGCACGAGCCATGAGATCAGGAAGTCGCTCTTGCCGACCTTGGGCGCGCCACCCAGCACCAGGAGACCGCCCGGCGTCAGCACGCGCGGCCCGATGACGTCCTCGGGCATGGGGCTCGTGTCGTCGAGGAGCGCGCCAAGGCTGAAGGTCGGCAGCGGGCTGGCCGGGGCATCGACATGGGCCGCGCGCAGGAGCGGCGGGCCGTTGCGCTTCACGTGCAGCTCCCAGAGGCGTTCGGACTCGGCCATGAGCCGATCGAGCGGCCAGGACGGGCGCAGCATCGCGGCGTTGTAACCGCAGATCGCCTCCCAGCCCGCGAAGGGATCGAGGCGGCCCTCGTGCACCAGGCGAACGTAATGGCCGATGGCGGCGCTGGCACCCTGGAACCGGGACCAGTCGTCGACCGCGCCTTCGCGCACCGGCGTGGTGAGCACCGCGTCGATGCCGGGCTTCGATGCTGGTGCGGCAACATCGCTGGCGAAGCCTACGCCGGGCAGCGGCGGCATCTCCGCGACTCTCTCGGCGAAATCCGCGAGGTCCACCTCGACCGCGCGATGTTCGCGGATCTGCACGAGGCGTTGATGGCCGTGCTTGTGATAGACGGTCCCTGGCACCCGGATCGGCTGGTGCGCCGAGCGGAAATGCGTGTCGCCACCGACCTTCACGGCGATCTCGCCGCGCAGGCGGCAGAGGGTGGCCAGGTCGTCGCCCTCGGCGGGCTCGGTCAGTTTCCACCAGACATGGAGCTTCGCCGCGCCCTCAGGCGTGCGCCCGCCGCTTTCGATGATCAGTGTGGGCGTGCCGAGATGGCGGGTGACATGGTCGAGCTTGGCCGGGATGTCGCCCGCGTCGAGATCGACGACGATGGCCTGCATCTGCAGCACGTCGGCGGCACGAGCCTGACCCTGCTCGGCGACGGTGCCGGGGATGACATAGACGGCCGCGCCCTCACGGTTCGCCCATGCGGCGAAAGCCGCGAGCTTCTCGGGCGCGGTATCGTCGGCCGGGATCCAGATGTTGTGCGGCTTGCCGTCCCGGCCCTGACCCTTGTCGACGAAACCGCGGAGCGGGATCAGCCCCTCGCACCAGCTGAACACGGTGTCGAGGAAATGGGCGATCTGCTCGGGGTCGGGGTCGCAGCCGAACGGTTTCTCGGACGGCGGCCCATCATTGAAATCCATCCACGGGTTGAAGTGCAGGATGCCGTCGTCGCTCATGAGGGCAGCCCCCAGCAGCGCTCAGACCACGGGCAGAAGCGGCATTCGAAGAAGTCTGGCGTGGTGGCGACGCGCGGCAGAAGCTCGCCCGCGTCGGTCGCCTGCAGGATCCGCACGCCCCGGTCGGACATGCGCTGCGCGAGATCGGCGTCGAAAGGCACCAGCTCATGGTGCAACTCGGCCGTGTCCTTGTTGATCGCAGTGAAGAGCGCGGGCGCGGCGCTGATGCAGGGCACGCTGGTTTCCATGTAGGCCTGATAGACCGCGATCTGGGCGGCGTAGACTGGCTTGGATTTCGTCACGCCGTCCTTGACGCAGGCGCGCCAGTTCTTGGCGTTCATGGTCTTGCATTCCCAGAGCGCGGGAACGGCCAGGCCGAAGCCTTCAGGCCCTGCGGCGATGATGCCGTCGACATGGCCACGGATGCGCCCGCCCGCGACGGAAAAGCCGAACTGGCCGCCATCGGGCCGGTTGCCCTTGCGGGTGTAGAGGTCGAACCCGGCGCCGCGCAGCCAGGCGACGGCCAGATCCTCGAGCGCATGGCCGATCGCGAAGATGCGCAGCGACTGGCCGCTGAAGTCCTGGCCCTCATCCTTCGGCGTCGCCGTGAACTCGAACTGCAGGGCACGCTCGCAGGCATGGCCGAGGCGCGAGCCGCCCAGATAGTCGCGGGGCGGCCGCATAGCCTGATCGGCGGTGAGCGTCCGGTCGACGGCGGCGTTGACCCGGTCGGCGAAGCTGGGGCGGCGGTTATAGTCCAGCATGCTGGCCTCCTTCGTAGCTGCGGTGGGCGAGCCCGTGGCAGGTCGAGCAGAGCCATTCGACCGAGAGCGGCGCGTCATAGTCGTGGTGATGCGCTTCGAGGTCGGTCACGCAGCCACATCGCTGACACCAGACCGGCACGATGATCCGGCAGGCCTTGACGGCGCTCCTGACGATGCTGTGCGCCTTGTTCTTTTCAGCGTGACGCAGCCGATAGCGGCGCTGCGCCTCCCGATGTTTTTCGGGATTGCGGAAGTTCTGCGCATAGGCGCGCTGGTATTCCCGGCGGCAATCCCGGCACCAAGCCTGTAGGCCATCGGGGCTCCGGCGCCGCACGCCAAACTCCACCGCCGGCTTCTTTTCGCTGCATTTGCTGCACGTTTTCATCAGGACGGTACCTCCGGCGTCTGCGCCCGGGCGATGTCAGACATGGCCTCGCGGAAGCCGCCGACGGCGGCCTCGATGAGCGTGAGGACCTGCGCCTCCGTGAGGTCGGAAAAGCGCGCCTGCCAGCCGATCTCCTCCATGATCTCGGCGACCGGCTTCATGGCGGCGCGGATCGCCGCCTTCTCCTGTTCGGTGAGATCAACCATGGCCCAGCGCTCCCGCGCCAAGCGCGTCCAGAAGCCTTGGCAGGCCATCGAGCAGAACCAGACCGAGGGGCGCGGTTGCTTCGACCGCACCGGGTCGAACCAGCCAAAGCCACGGGTGGGTCGCCGGCAGACAGCACAGAGCGTTCCACGCGGATGCCAGAGCCGCCGCCGGTCCTCGGCCGTGGTGGGGGAAACAGATGCCATGGCTCATGCCGCCCTCCCTATGGCTGCTTCGGGCGCGGCATCGGCCGCCCCGAAGACGAGGGAGCGGATGGCGTCGCGGTTGAAGCGAAAAGCCAGCAGCGCTGATGCCTGATAGCGGGTGAGCCCGAAATCCTGCCGGTACTCCGGCGGCAGGAAGGCAAGCTGCCGATCGGTGGGCGGCTGGTTCAACCAGCGGCGCGTCTTGTGGGCGCTCTCGTCGCTCTCATGCACGTTGAGCCAGTCGTCGGCCGCCGCGAGGCAGACGGTGCGTTCGCCCACGGCCAACAGATGAGGCCGCTGCTTCTGGAGGCCCCCGATGCCGTACCAGCGGCCGTTCAGGAAGAAGACACCGCCCCAGGCATTGAAGCCGTTGGCGATGAGCGCGGCGTCGTCGCCGAAGAGATCGCACCAACGGAAACTCGACCGCTTCAGGAGGTCGATCTCGGACATAACGAAGTCGCCGAGCGGCGCTGCTTCGCCGCCTTCGGGACGCTCCCAGACATGACCACACAGCGGGCATTCAATGGTGGCGAGCGGCACGATGGCGCCGCAGTCCGGGCAATCCTTGGTCGGCGCCTCGCCGGAGGCCGCTCGACCGTCCAGGTCGACGTCCTGCTCCAGCGATCCGTGCAGCAGGGTCGACGTGCCGAAATCGAGCACGATGCAGTCGGTCTTGATGGCGCCTGGATGTTCCTCGGGCGACACCGTGCGAAGGCCGCGACCGACCATCTGGATCATGGTCGACTTGTAGGAACTCGGCCGCAGCAGCACGACGCAGCTCGTCGGCGGGTGATCCCACCCCTCGGTCAGGACGGCGACATTGACGACGACCCGCAGCTCTCCGGCGGCGTAGGCATCGAGGATTGCCTTGCGGTCGGTATCCGCCATGTCGCCGTGGATCAGCCCGGCGGCGACACCGGCCGCGTTGAAGGCGGCGGTCACGTTGCGCGCGTGGTCCACGGTCGAGCAGAACACCACCGTCTGGCGCTCGCCCGCCTTTTCCCGCCAGTGGCGGATAACGGCGTCCGTGACCGGCGATCGGTTCATGATCGCGTCGACCTCGGCCATGTCGAAATCGTCGGCCGTGCGACGCACCCTGGTGAGCTGGTCCTGGACGCCGACATCGATCACGAAGGTTCGCGGCGGCACGAGATGCCCCGACGCGATGAGCTCCCCGATCCGGATCTGATCGGCGACGTTCGAGAACACCGGGCGCAGACCGCGCTTGTCGCCCCGGTTGGGCGTCGCCGTGACGCCGTAGATCCGGCACGCCGAATTGCGCTGCAGCGCGGCGTCGATGATGCGCCTATAGCTGTCGGCGGCCGCGTGATGCGCTTCGTCGATCACCAGGAGGTCGAGCGCGGGCAACTGGTCGAGATTACCGGCGCGCGCCAGCGTCGGCACCATCGCGAAGGTGACCTGGCCGTTCCAGCACTTCTCCTTCGCATCGACGACCGAGGTCGTGATGCGGGGATTCACCCGGCCGAACTTGCTGCGGTTCTGATCGGTCAGCTCGTCGCGATGCGCGAGCACGCAGGCCTTGGCGCCTGTGCTCTTCGGGGTTTCGCCGACCATGCGCCCGACGACGCCTGAGAGCATGATCGTCTTGCCGGCTCCGGTTGGGGCGACGCCGAGGGTGTTTCCGTGTTCGTGGAGCGCGCGGACACTGCGCTCGACGAACTGCTTCTGGCGGGGACGCAGCAGCATGGCTGCCTCACTGCGCCCAGGACGGGCGCGTGCCCGCCGCCGGTGCTGAAGATTGGGGCATGGAGGGCTGGGAAGGCTGAGCCTGCGGCTGCGGTGCCGCACCGGGCACGCCCATGAGGGCGGCATAATCCTTGTGATCCGGCGTCACCGCCGCGCGGATCTCGTTTTTCTCCTCGCCGTTGGTGTCGGTGCCGATGTCGATCCGCGCCACGAACTCGAGCCCGTCGAGATCGGCAAAGCCGCTGATGCGACGCGCGGCCTGGGCCTGAGCGGACGTGTCCTTGTCCGAAATGCCGCGCGCGGAGTTGAGCATGCCGCGGATCAGGCTGCGGCCCATGTTCGCCCAGTCCGGCCCTTTGGGGCTGTAGAGCCCGATCAGGGTGAAGATCTTGCGCCGGGCGTAGGGACCTTCGAGAACCGTGAACTCGCCGGAGAGATAGACCGAGCCGGTGGTCCCCCGCGTGGCGTATCCGCCTGTCCAGCCCTGCGCCGGATCGTCGAATCCGCCCGGACGGATCGTCAGGCGCACCTTGGCCAGCGTGCCCTTGGGGATGATGTTGCTGTTCTGCTTGGCGTCGTTGAAATCGTTCCAGGATCCAGTCATGGCTGGGGTCTCCTCGTTCAGGCGTTTTCGGAATGGGTGGGGGCGTCGGAGGTCGGCGCCGTCGCGGCCGGGGGCGGGCTGCGATAGGCCAGCCGCTCGGAGGCGGGCTTCACGGGACCGCGGATCTTGGCCATCAGGCGGCCGAGATGCGGCTCCTCGATCAGGTCGAGACGGCCGGATCGATCCTTCGCCGGGAAGTTCCAGGGGTTGATCGTCTGGCAGACGAAGGCACGGTACGGCGCGCCGGACTCGTCCTTGATCTCCGCCATCGTCAGGACTTCATCGACGATGCCCGGCAGCTCGAGGCCGGTCTTCGAGCCGTCGATCTGCGGCTGGAAGATGCGCCGATTGAAGTCGTCGAGCTTCTCGTCGAGGATCCCGACGAACCAGACGTTCTTCGCCCGCGTGTGCTGCAGATGCGTGAGCCACGCGATCATCTCGCGGCCGTGCAGGCCATAGGCGCCGCGGACATCGGGCTTGCCGGTCTTCTCCGAGAACGCCTCGGGCTGCCCTTTGCACCATTGGAAGCAGAGCCGCCCGGCGACGGTGATCGAGTCGATGAAGACCGTGTGGTAGCAGTCGAGCGAAGCCGGATCGCCGAAGCGCTCGCAAACCGCCGCGAAGTGGGCCTCGCTGTAGACCTGGTCGTCCCTCAGCGCCGGGTTGGGGCCGCCGATGAAGACCGCGAAGTCGCGGCACTCGGCCCATGTGCGCGGTCGGACGCTGTCGCCGGGCCATCCCTCGATGGCCAGGTCGCCCGCCTCCAGGTCGATGAACAATGTAGTGGCGGGGTCGAGCGTCCAGAGAAGGCTGGTCTTGCCGATCCCGGACTTGCCGAAGATCGTGCCCTTGACGCCGCGCGGCTCGGCGAGACGCTGGTCGGCGGAAATGATCGGGAGGGCCATCACTTGCCTCCCTTCGCCGCGATCAGGGCGTCGATCGCGACGTCGGCTCCGAGCGCGCCGGCCTTGCGGGCCTCGTCGTGGAGGGTGCGCACCGCGTCGATCTCGCGGTAGAGCGCCGATGCCCGCTCGTTTAGCCCGATGAGGGCGAAGGCCAGGTCGTCGATCGAGGCCGCCCCGACCGGCTTGACGGTCTCGTCGCGACGCTCGCCAAGGGCCGGCACCCGGATGGTCTCGGGCAGCTTGTCCAGCCCGTAATGGTGCTCGCGGAGCACCGCGAGCTTCTTCGTGATGCTCATGACGTCACCTCGGTGTTCAGGGAAAGACGGAAGCTGGGCTTGCCGGTGCGGACGGTGCGCGCGTCCTCGAAGGCGGAGCGGATGTGGCTCGGCCAGGCCGCGAACTTGCGCTCGGGCACCTTGATCGCGACATCGACGTATTCGGTGGGGTCGTCGCCCTCGGCCCGGATGCGTTCGACGAGAGCGGCGAGCTTGTCCTGGTCCCAGTCGACGCGCTTCGGCAGGTCGGCGATCACGGTGACCGCGCCGTCATCGAAGCGGACCGTGCCGGTGTCTTTGCCGGCAGTCTGGCGCGCTGCGTGGGCACGATCACCGTACTTGAGCGCGACGGCCCCATCGAGCCAGTCGCAGACGGTCTTGGCGCGGCGCAGGGCGTCGGCGGCCTCGTCCTGCAAGAGGACGAGTTGCTCGGCGGGCAGAGCGGCGATGTCGCCGACGGCCATGCGCCGGAGCCCATCAAGGGAGATGTGGTTGGAGATCGTCATCACCACCCCCTCATGCCGCAGGCTTGCTGGGGTGGTCGGCGGTGCTCGCCCGGATCTGCTCGCGCTCGTACTCCTCGACGTCTTCGAGGCGATACACGACGCGACCGCCGAGCTTGACGAAGCGCGGGCCTTCGCCCGTCCAGCGCCAGCGCTCAAGCGTGCGGTGGCTGATGTTCCAGCGTGCAGCCAGGTCGATCTGGTTGAGGTGTTTCGTAGCCATCTGTTTCTCCTTCGGTTTTGGTCGAAAACCTGCGGAGACGATGGCTGGCCGGGAGGGAGAAAACCGACCCGGTCAGAGGGAGAAGAACAGAGAGAATTTCG